AAATAATTTAGTGTGGGCTTCGGCCCACACATAAATTTTAAGGAGAACTATGTCAGATCAAAGATTTACAAGAGTAACAGGTACAGGACAGGTTAAAACTATTGCTGGTGGTGCAACTAATATTGGACCATGTAGAATAACTTACATTCAAGCTAAAGGTCACGCTAGTGGTCAACTTGAATTAAGAAATAGTGCAGACAATTCTGGTGATTTACTTTTCATTTCACATTTTGGAACAGAAGGTTTAGATATTTTTGTTCCTGGTGAAGGAATAAGATTTGAAGATACCGTACATGCTACTATATCAGGAACAGGATCAGTCACTTTAGGTTATACTGGTTAAGGAGGTAAACTGTGGCTAACACTACTTCCGGGACTACAACATTCGGACAAACTTTTACTATTGATGAAATAGTAGAAGAAGCATTTGAACGTTTAGGTATTCAAAACGTAACCGGTTATCAATTAAAAACTTCAAGACGATCTTTAAATATTCTTTTCCAAGAATGGGGAAATAGAGGTATTCATTATTGGGAAATAAAAGATACTAATTTTGATCTTGTTGAAGGTCAAGGCACGTATAAATTATACAGATCTTCAGCAGAAGCTACAGCTGCTGGTGATCAAGCAACTACAAAAAACAATTCAAACGCTGCAGAAAATGTATTTGGTGTTAGTGATATTTTAGAAGCTCAATTAAGATCTAATACTATTGGAGCAACAGATCAATCAGATACACCAATGACAAAAATAGATAGATCAACTTACGGTGGTTTATCAAACAAAACATCAAAAGGTACACCTAATCAATATTGGGTTGAAAGATTTATAGATAGAACCGTGATGCATGTTTATCCAACACCTGATTCAACTAATGCAGGTAAACATGTTCATTTTTATTACATCAAAAGAATTGATGATGTTGGAAATTATACAAACGCAACTGATGTACCATTTAGATTTATACCTTGTATGGTATCAGGTTTAGCTTATTATTTATCAATGAAGTATGCACCACAAATGATGCAAGCTATGAAATTAGTTTATGAAGATGAATTTCAAAGAGCATTACAAGAAGATGGATCTTCTTCAAGTTCATACATAACACCTAAAACTTATTACCCAGGAACATAATGCCATCTTATTCATCAGGTAAACATGCAAAAGCAATATCAGATAGATCAGGAATGGAATTTCCATACAAAGAAATGGTTAGAGAATGGAATGGTTCATTTGTACATATTTCAGAGTTTGAACCAAAACAACCACAATTAGATCCAAAACCAATTGGAACTGAAGGTGTTGCATTAAGAAATATTAGACCAGCAAGAACAGAGCCACCTGTTGCAATTGCTTTACCAAAAGATCCTTTTTCAATAACAAACGGTAGTCCAACATTAACAGTTAGTCTTCTTAATCATAATTTAAAAGTTGGAGATGAAGTTTTATTTTTTAATGGAGCTAGTAATGATCCAATACAATCTTTTAATTTAAGCACAAATGTATTTCCTTTATTTCAAGTTTTAGGAGCTAATTTATCTGCTACAGCTACAACTGTAACTTTTGATGGTAATAATCTTTGTGCAAATGCAGGTTTCTTTTTTATACAGAGTTCAACTACACCTGCAGCAGATGACCCTAACTATGTTCCAGTTATTCAAAGAGAAGTTATACAATACACTGGTAAATCTGGAGGACAAAATTTAACTGGTTTAACTAGAGGGACTAATGCAAAATTTGAAGGTCAATCAACACCTAGCACTACAGCAACTGCTCACAGTTCTGGTGTAAATGTTTTTCCAAGTTTAAAAATTCAAACTATAACAACAAGAACAGAAAATACTGGAGCAATGCCAGCTACAAAAACAGTCAATACTGGATTTACTGTAACCTTGCCTTATAATGCAGTAGGCACTATAACAGGAGGTGGAGAAAACGCTTTTGTTAGTCCAATGTTTAGAGGAATTAGATAATGAGTTATACTTTTCAAAATTTAAAAGACGATGTTAGAGATTACACTGAAGTTGATAGCACAGTTTTAACTGACGCATTACTAACTACAATGGCAAAAAATGCTGAAAACAGAATTTATAGAGATGCAGATTCTGATGATAATAGATTCTATGCTACATCTAATTTAGCTGTTGGTAATAGATATGTAACTATACCATCTGATTTAAGAATAATAAGATACATACAATTAACAGATACAACTGTAACTCCAAACGTACATACTTTTTTAGAAAAAAAAGACACTTCATACATGGCAGAATACTATAATAGACCTTCTGTTCAGTCAGGGATTCCAAAATACTATGCTAACTGGGATGCTAATTTTTGGGTAGTATCACCTACTCCAAATGCTGCATATGCTATTACAATGGCATATATAAAACAGCCGTCTTCAATTAGTGCATCTAACACTACAACAACTTATTTAAGTAATAAATATCAAGATTTACTTTTGTATGCTACTCTGGTAGAAGCATATGGATACTTGAAAGGTCCAGCAGATATGCTACAATACTATGAGAAGTCATATCAAAGGGCTTTACAAACGTACGCGATTGAACAACAAGGTCGTAGACGCCGGGACGAATATCAAGAAGGTGTAATTCGTACTCCATTAAAATCACCTTCACCATAAACAAGGAGATAAAAACGTATGGCAAATATAGTACCTAATTCTTTCAAGTCAGGTTTGTTAAAAGGAACTTTTAACTTTGACACTTCTGGTAATGGAGGAAATACTTTTAAGTGTGCTTTATATACTAGTATCAGTTCTTACAGTACAGCCTCAACGGTGTACTTAGCAGGAACAGGAAACGGTGAAGTTAGTTCTTCAGGAACTTCTTACACAGCAGGTGGAAACAATCTAACAAACAACGGAATTGCAGGAACAACAACTGCATATGTTGATTTTGCGGATTTAACTTTTGCATCTGTAACGTTAACTGCTGCAGGAGCTGCAATATATAAATCCACTGGAGGCGGAAACGAATTAGTTTTGGTATTAGATTTTGGTGGCAATAAAACAGCAACAAACGGAGACTTTATTATTCAGTTTCCTACTGCTGATGCATCAAACGCTATTATTAGACTAGGCGACGCGTAATATTAAAGGATTAATTAAATGGCTTTTGTACTTAACGACAGAGTTAAACAGACAAGTACGTCTACTGGCACAGGAACAATAAACCTATCGGCTACAGCTGAAACAGGTTTTGAAACTTTTGTTGCTGGTATCGGAACTACAAACAGTACGTTCTACTGTATATCTCACGATGGAACTTCTGAGTTTGAGGTCGGTATTGGAACTGTAACAGATGCATCACCTGATACACTTTCTAGAGATACCGTTATCTCCTCTTCAAACTCTGATAACAAAGTGGATTTTACAGCAGGAACTAAAACTGTATTTTGTACTTATCCTGCAAAACGTGCACCGTCTGCAAGTATGACAGCTACAACTTATATTAACACACATGCTTCAACAATTTCTGATTCACAAACAATTGACTCAGGAGTTTTAGCAGGACCAGTGACTGTATCAGGAACTGTAACAGTAACAGGTAATTTGGTAGTTATATAATGAGTCAGATAGAAGTAGATAAAGTAATACCACAGTCAGGAACTAATTTACAAATTGGTGAAGCTGGTGACACTATTAATTTAACTACTGCAACTGTAAATTTACCAACTGGTGTTGGTGGAACAGCATGGCAAGCAGTAAAAACTGCTAACTTTACTGCGGTAGCAGGTGAAGGTTATTTTGTAAATACAACAGGTGGAGTTATTACAGCAACTTTACCAGCGTCTGCAACTATTGGAAATGAAGTTTCAATAATAGATTATGCTGGAACAGCAGATACAAATAATATAACAATAGGTAGAAATGGACATAACATTCAAGGTGCAGCATCAGACATGACAGTGTCAACTGAAAGAGCAGCTTTTACATTAGTTTATGTTGATTCAACACAAGGGTGGTTACTAAAGGACAAATAATATGGCTGATTATAAAGATTTAAGATACGTATTTCCTGCAAGTTCTATTGCATCAGGAACCATCTCAAACTCTCGTTTAAACATAACAGAATTTGACGATAATAAAATTGTCAATGATATTTCTACATTAGGATTAAGAGTTCATACTCAAGAAAATTTAAATGCGTCTAATACCAACTCTGCATCTTTTGATGTATTCCAAGATAGTTCAGGTATAACAAACTTGACTAATACATCAAGAAACCAAGATGAATTTGTATCTTCTGTTTCTACAACAATTGCAGCTCATACTGACGATAGTGATACTGCATTTTTATTACACATGGATGACAATACAGATAGTTCAGGAACAGGACAAACAATTAGTCTTAATGGTAATGCAGCATTTTCAACTGTACAAAAAAAGTTTGGAACTAAATCTTTATATATAGATGGTGTAAATCAATCTTATGCCTATATCGGTTCTAATAATAATTTTCAAGTTGGAACAGGAGCATTTACTATTGAATGTTATGTTTATGGATTATCAGGTGGTGGCGGTGCTTATCAAGGTGTTGTCGGTAGATGGTGGACAGATGGTAACATTTGGGATTTAAGATATGCTTCAGGAGATATATCAGGTAATTGGGGAGTTCACGATGACTCTAATATTAGAAATGGAGGAGTAAATTTATCTGATAATACTTGGTATCATTTAGCTTGGACTAGAGATGGTTCAGGAGATAATAATCTTTGGTTAGATGGAGTTAATAAACTTAATTGGTCAAACTCTAATAATCAAAGTTTAGGAACAACTGATTTAGTTTTTGGTGCAACAAATAGTGGAACAGGATATATTTATAATGGATATATTGATGAGGTAAGATTATCAACAACAGAAAGATACACAGGTAATTTTACACCACATACAACATCTATAAATAATGCAACTGGTTCGTTTGAAGGAGCAACAATAACTGCTGGAGCATCAACTTCTAAAATGGGTGCAGTAATTACTTATCAAGACAATGCAGGAACTAACACATTAAACACAGATATAATTTTAAAACTTTCTGCTGATAATGGTAGTAACTATTCAACTGCTACACTTACAGCTTTACCAGATTTTGCTACTGGTATTAAGATGGCGAAAGTCAATGACCTCTCGGTCACAGCGGGGACCCAGCTGAAGTACAAAATAGAATTTGCTAATCAAGCTAGTGGAAGTAAAGAAGCTAGAATAAGAGGAGTGTCTTTACAATATTAATATGAGTGAAGTAAAAGTAAATAAAATAAGTCCAAGATCAGGAACTGGTGTACAGCTAGGAGATAGTGGTGATACTATTACTGTCCCTGCAG